CGCTCGCGGACCGGCGGCCGGCCGGGCTTGCCCCACCGGCAGCGCTCGACCTGCTCGCGGCGCGCCTGATTCTCGGCCCGGATGACGTCGCTCTCGTCGGCGATCTTGGCGAACATGTCGTCGAGGTGACCGACGGCGAGGCGGTCTATGCGCAGATGCCCGATCTTCGGCTTCAGGTGGTACCGGATGTGCGACCCGTAGCCCCGGTTCGTCGTGGCCCTCGTCTTCTTGCCGCCCATCCAGCGGTCGAGCCAGTCGCCGACGGTCGTCTTCCCGTCGAGCGGCACCCCGACCCCGAGCTTCCGCGACACCTCGGCCGGGTCGGGCAGGGCCTCCCGGCTCGCGGACAGCTCGGCAAGGAGGTCCCCGACACGGCGCTGTGCATCCTCGTCGTCGCCCGCGAGGTCGAGGAGGGCCCGCACTTTGTCCATGTCGCTCTGCACGTCTTTGACGGCCGCGTAGCCGGTCCGCCGGAACGTGCGCCGGGTTCCGTCCTCCCCGGGCGGGATCTCCTGCTGCAGCTGGTAGGTGCCGTGGTTGCGCTTCGCGAGCTGCGGGCACTTCGACCCGAGCCTCTTACGGTTCTCGTCCCGGCAATTGCAGCGCCTCGTGATGCTGCCAGCGCGACGGGCTCCGCCCATGACTCTCCCCTATCCGCCGACCGGACCGTCGAGGTCCAGGCCGACGAGCGACGGCAGCACCAGGCCGCGCGCCGCGATCTCCTCACGCAGCTCCCGCAGCTGCTCTGTCAGCTCCCGCGCGACCTCGCGGGCAGCCTGCGCCTCGGGGCCGTCCGGCTCTCCGTGCCAGCGGCCCTCACCGATCGCGTTGTCCCAGATACGGCGGTAGTGGCCGCGGATGCGTTGCTCGAGTTCCTGGTGTTGGCGCAGCAGGGCGAGGGCGCTGTCATCGTCCCGGCCGACACCGTTGAACCAGCCGAGGGCATCCAGGGGCGGCGCCTGCTGCCCAGGCAGGTACTCGACCGCCTCGGTGTGCCCGACCGGGAAGGCGAGGGCGGCCGGGGCGACGTCGAGGGCGGCCGCCAGGATCAGCACCTCGGCGAGGGCGACGGAGCTGCGTCGGCCGTTCTCCAGGTTCGCGATGGTGGCCCGGTTCAGTGCGGGCAGACCGAGGGCCGCGCACCGGTCGGCGAGCTGCTGCGCGCTCAGGCCTCGATCGCCGCGGTGACGGCGCACCTCGGCCGCGACGGTTCTGCACACGCCGGACGCCCAGTCCTGTTGCTCCACAGTTACACAACGTAGGGGACGTGTTGTGCAGTGACAACCTATGCCGTAGCGTGCGCAACAGTGACACACAATCCGCGACTACCCGACGGGAGTTGTGCAGTGAATACACAAGAGACCGGCCCCATCGTGGCGCCCCTCACCCCGGCGACGCTCACGACGGCCGACGTGCTCGCACTGCCGGCGACCGTCGACGTCTGCACCGCGGGCCGCGCGTTCGGTCTCGGCCGCACTGTCTCCTACCGGCTCGCGAAGACCGGGCAGTTCCCGTGCAAGGTCGTGCGCGCCGGCGCCTCGTACCGCGTGGTGACGGCTGACCTGCGGCGCGTCCTGGAGCTGGAGGCCGTCGAGGAAGTTGCCGCCTGCTGACTCTGGACATCTGGAGGCCCGGCGAGGACGATCCTCGCCGGGCCTTCCTGCGTTGCGGCGCTCGGGGCACTCGGGGGGCGCGAGCGGGAGGTGTTGTCCGTTCCACCCCTCGGCAAGGAGCTCAGCTCCGTATAAGAGGCAGTGGGCCCGGCACTAAGGCTGCCGGGCCCACGCCCTTGGCTCCAACCGCCGCAAGCTTTGCGGAGCATGGACGGCGGAGCCGACCGCACGCCCACGGGGGCGACGGCGACTTGAAGTCTGGGGGTGCTGGCCGAAACGCTGCGCCTATTAACTCATCAGACACAAGCGGTTACTTGATGATCCCAGCATTGGCCCAGAACAGGTGAACGGGCGTGTGGTCAATGGGTGTCTACCCGGACACTGCTGACGGGTGCCCTGACCTGCGTTTACATCGTGTCTCCACAGGGTCGCCCCAAGCGGCTCACCCACACGAGGGAATTTGGTTCCGCGCCACCGCTAACGCCATGCCTAGCGCGCCAGGGTCACGCCAGGGCCGCGCCACCCCACCTCTCCCGGAAACGCTGACCCGCCCACCCCCCGAGGTGTGACGAGCATCGGGAGGCGGGCGGGTGTCTGGCTCCGGCCGCCCGTCGGGGGAGGCGGACGACCGGAGGTCTGTCACGGAACGGCGTGGAACTCCGCCCGCCGCTCCTCGACCAGGGCCGGGCAACTGCCGTCCTCGATGTGACGCAGGCCGTTGATGACCCCCGAGTCGCCGTCGTAGGGCACTCGCTTCGCCGCCTCGCCCTCGGCGATCGGACCGTTGCACGCACCGCACACGCGCCGTTGGAGCGCCTCGGATATCGCCTCACGGTCCCGCGGCGGGCCGAGCGGCCCCGGCTGCTCGCAGAGGGCCAGGAGCGCCCGCGCGGCGCCCGCGAGGTCTTGGACGTAACAGGCCTGCGCGATCTCCCCCGGGCCCGCGCCCTCCTCGATGACGTGACGGCCGCGGATCAGCACATGCACGGCGGTGCTCCGTGTGAAGCCGCGCATCCGGCAGGCCAGGGCCTCGACCTCCGGCAAGAGCAACTGCACATGCCCGACGAGGAGGTCCCGCAGGAGTTCACGCTCGGCACCGCCCTCCGGGCAGGCAGCCCACACGTTGAGACCGGCGTTGTACGACTCGCGGATCACCTCCGCGTCGACGGGCGCTCGATCACTTCTGCCCATCGGCCCTCCCCTCCAGGGCCGACAGCCGGAACTGACCGACGGTGACGAGCTGTGACAGGGCCTCCGCCGGGCACAGGTCACCCGGCCCGTCCATCGCTACGGACCAGTACGACCGCCCCTCGTCGGGCCCGGTGAGCTCCGCGCGCGGCACACCGAGCAGCGTGCCGGGACCGAGGAACTCGGCGTTCTGATGGCGGCGCTGCGCCCACTCATTACGCCGCCCGACGCTCGGCGGCACGAGCGCGTAATAGTGCGCCTGGTGCTGGTCGCGGAACACGGGCCCGCCGAGAGTCCTCGCGAGGTAGTAGTCGATCTCGTGCGGGTCCACAGTGCCGGCCGTGGCCTCGATCAGGCGCCGCTCGATCCGTACGGCTCCGAACAGGACGCCGCAGCGCAGGAGCGCGACGCCGCCCGTGTGCCACTCGCCGAGTGCCTTGTCGCGGTCCTCGGCGGACAGGATGAGCCAGGTGTTCACCGCGAGGTGGCGCTCCGGCCCGGGGACGAAGGTGACGCCCCCCGTCCGGCCGTCGAGCGCCGGGGCGGGGACGGGGACGAGGTCGGCCCGGGGGACACCTCCGTCGCCCGTCATGACACCGCCCCCGGGACGAAGCGGAGAATCTTGAAGCACTCGGCGAGAGCGGGGCGGAGCTCGTCGCCGTTGACGAGCTTGCGCGCCTCCACCGTCGCCTCGATCCATGGCGGGTTGTCCCACCGCACGCCCCGGCTCGGCGGAAGGGGGACCCATCCGTCCGGGCCTGAGCGCACTTCCACGGCGTCGTGTACGAGGGCGTAGCGGCCGGTGGCCGGCAGGACCAGGAGCGCGAACGTCTCGGGGGTCAGGACCAGGCACGGGACCGGGAGGGCGTCGCGGTCGAGCTGGACCATCGCGGCCATGCCGATCTGCCTCGGGACGAGGACGGCGTCGAACCGCTCCGTGAAGGCGATGAGACCGGCCCCGGGCGCGTTCTCCAGCGCGCCGACGAGGGACGCCTCCTCCAGTCGCCGCACGTCGGTCGACGGGTGCGCGCCCGGTACGGGGCAGTCAACGCGCCCGCACGTACAGCCTGCCTGTGGTCGGTAACGGTGGCCCATCGCGAGGGGCCACTCCAGCGCGAGGTATGCCCTCGCCGCGGCGGCCGGGTCGCGGGTGTTGACCGGCATCATCGCCGATACCCCCTGGTGATCACTCGGATACGAGTAGTGACCACCAGATTTGCCTGCGAGCAAGTCGGCGACCCTAAGTTTTTCTAGGGGGCGCTCACCGCTATCGAGTGCGCCCCCTCCTCGGGGCTACCGGACGAGTTCCATGTTCCGGATGAGACCGGACAGGGCGGACGCCTGCGACGGCACGCTGACCCGCGCGATATCCGACACCAGGGCCCGCGCCATCGGGTCGGCGTAGACGTAGTACGGCGCATCCGCGGCGGCCTCGCGCAGCTTCACCACGGCCGAGGAGCTGCGGCCCATCCGGTGCAGGGCCCGCGCCTTGTCGATGGCGAAGTGCGTACGCCGCTCCTTCGACGGCACCTCGTTGACGTCGGCGTTCGGCACGCGCTTGAGACCAGTGTCCGGCTGGTCGACCTCGACCCCGGCCTCCGCCGCGTGGACGGCGACCGTGCCCCGCCCGAAGACGGTTTGCGCCTCCAGGTCGTACCAGTCGGGGCCGAGCCGGTCGGCGTCCTCCAGAGCGGCATCAATGCGTGCCCACGCGTCCCCGGCCTGCCCGCCACGGGCGTGCCCGATCGCTGCCCGCAGGTGGAGCGCGCCGCGCAGCGAGAGAGTGCGCTCGTCCGGGTTGGCGGCCGTCGCGTACGGCTCCAGGTCATGGAGCGCGGCATCGGCAACCGCGATCGCCTCGCGCAGGGTGGCTTGGTGCAGCAGCGCCCCGCACCGGTCCCATGCGACGGCGGCCTTCGTGACCGGGTCGCCGAGCACAGTCGCCGCGCCGGCCGCGACCTCCGCCGAGGACCAGGCGAGATCCGGATAGCCGAGCTGGTTGAGGCACATCCGTGCCGTGCGCGCGGCGTCCGTGAGGAGGCGGAGCGCTTCCTCACGGTCGGGGCCGTCGAGGAGGAGGAGCGCCGTGTTCAGATCCTCGACGAGGGGCGGCAGGAGCGTTGCGACCTTCGGCAGGTTCGCCGCCTGACGGGCCGCGTTCGCCTTCGCCGACCGGTTCCGCAGCGTGGCCATGTCGACCGGCGCCCCGGACGGGGCCATGCCCGGATGCCCGGACAGGATGAGACCCGACCGGCGCAGGCCGGTACGGAGGGCGGGGATGTGGGCGTGCGCCAGGCTCCCGCCGCTGCGCTGGAGACGGTAGGGCTGACCGAGGAGCCACACCACATCGACGTCACACCGTTCGGCGACGGAGGTGATGACGGAGAAACGGTCAAGCGGCTGACGGCCGTTCTCGACGTTCGCAACCCATGCTTCCGTGCGCCCGAGGAAATCGGCCAGCTCAAGTTGGGTCAATCCAGCTGCATTACGGGCGATCCGGACGCGGGTACCGATGTGCTCGTCACTGCTGAGGGGCATACTGGTGCTCCGTTCTGACCTAGACACTCAGAACGCTACTCCGAACTGCGCCCCCGTCGCTGCCCCAGGCAACGCGGGGGCGCAGCTCTGAGCGCCCCCTGCCTCACTGTCAGTGCCTCCCCGTACGGTGACCGCATGCCCTCCCGCTCTCGGCCTCACGGCCCGGTCGACCGCGCCCGGAAGGTGGTCAACGATGCGATCCGCCGACTCATAGACGAGCCCCCAACTCCCGACCGGACAACGCGATATGAGGCCCTGCTCATGCAGTGGCGCGACCTCGCCGACCAGGACGTCAAGCACGCCACCTGACATGGCCGATGCCCGCACGGGAGCGAGTCGCCGGGCGGGCACCGGTGTCGAGTAGCAGCCAAGCTAAAGGACGTCAGGGACCGTAACCGGGGCGTGCTGCACTCGCGGGCGGAGGGGTCGCCCATAGACGAACGGGTACGGGAGGACGCTCGGCGGGCACTGCATCAGCCCGGGGAAGCTCAGCGGTGACGGCTCGGTGAGCTGGTCACGGATCGCCGCACACGCCCGGCATGACGGGATCTCAACTCCCCTGGTGCACACCCGGTGCCCGCCGCGCTCCTCGTGCTCCTCGATGGCGTGCCGGCACCACGGACACCCGTGCGCGGTGTTCTCGTCGCTCACGACTCTCCTCCGGCGTGGAGCGGCCCCGCCGTTGGGGGGGAGAACGGCGGGGCCTCACCGGAGCCCGAGGACGAGGAGGAGGGCCGCGGGCATAGGCCTAGTGTGCTCACACCGTCGTGATCCGAATGAGCGCTTCCCAGATGTTCGCGGATCGCGTCCTCGATCCGCTGCCGCTGATCCTCAGCGCGGGCGTCCGCACGGTCCGTGATCGCCCGGGTGACGTCCCCGGGGGTCCCGGCCTTGATCACGAACGGCCGGGCTGCGTCCTCCAGGTCGTTGAGGAGCAGATCCTCCAGGTGCGCCCACCCGCACCGGTGCGCGCAGGGGAAGGCGACGAAGCGCCACCACAAGCGGTGACCGGGCGGATAGACGTGCTCAGGCTCGGGGATGATGCTCGGCACCGGTGGCGGAGCGGCGGCCGCTGCCCGGCGGGCGGCCTGGAGCTCGTCCCACATCTGCCGCGCCGAGGGCTTCGGCAGCGCGGCGAGGAACTGGTCAATGTCGGTATCGGCAGTCACGGGTGTCCTCCGTCTCGTGCGCCGCACAGCATCCCACGGGGTGCAGCAGACCGCCCGCCTCCGGACACAAGAGGCGGGCGGCCTGGTCAGGATGCCGGACGGGGCTCCTCGTCCGGGGGCGGCTCGTCGGCCGGCGGCTCGGCCGGTTGCCCGCAGCAGGGCTCCGGGTCCGGGCAGAGCCGGGCGAGCCGTGAGTTGGCGAGGTCGACGGCGTCCCGCAGGCTGGCGCCGGAGTTCGGCCGCACCTCATGTCGTAGGTGGTCGAGGCCGTCCTCCAGCGCCGCGAGGCGCAGCATGACGCCCGGCCGTGCCGTGACGCCTGCCCTGCCGTCCTCCCCATACCAGTCGTCGAGGAACTGCCCGGCGCGGGAACCGAGCCGGGAGACCGTACGGAGGAACCGCCACACGACCGTGCCGACCGTCCCGAGGACAGAGACCGCTCCACCCCATACGAGGACCGCGTCGAGGACCGGGACACCAGTGGTCACGTCCACTCCTCACCCGCCCTGGCCGAAGTCGGACCGCGGCGTATGGTCGGCCTTCCACCCGGCCGCGAAGGTCACCAGGGCGGGGACCAGGGCCAGGACGAGGGCGCTGAGGCTGTCCGGCAGCGGCGACAGAATCCGGGCGTCGTCCTGGACCGCGCCGAGGACGCCGAGGACCCCGGACGACGCGAGGTAAGCGCCGGCCGTCGACCACTTCACCTTGCGCTCGACTGCATGCCTTCCTGCCACAGCTCAACCCTCCTTCCAGACGAGGGCCTTGAGGACCGCGCTGGCGACCTCGACATCCTCGCTCGACTGATTGAGCAGCCTCACCCGCATCGACCGGCCCGCGCCCAGCCGGTTCAGCAGGGGGACCGTGCGGTAGGTGCCGCCGGGCGTGCCGATCACCTCCGTGATCGGGTGGTCCTGCTTGAGGGTGTTGCCCTCGTATTCGGACTGCCGGACCTGGACGACGGCGCCGACGGGCAGGCCCTCCAGGCGCAGGGAGAGCGTGCCGTCGAAGCGGGCCGCGCCCTGGACGAACACGGCGCTGTTCGCTGCGTGGTCGCCCTCCTCGTCGGTCCATTCCTGCGTGAACTGCACGTCGTTCCACTCGCCCGGGGCCAGGTGGTAGCCGTGGACGAGACCGAGGTTCACGTACGCGGGGGTCATGGTGGATGCCTCCTGGACGGTGGGCGGGCTCCAGCTCGGCGCGTGGGCCAGGCGCTCGCGGACGTCGGCGCGCAGCTGCGTCATGGTGAAGGTGAACCGGCCGCGCTGGCCGTAGCCCTCGACGGGCCCGGCCGGGTCGGGCTTGCCCTCGACCGAGGTCTCCAGGTGCCCGGCGACGCTGCCCTCGGTCCAGCCGTGGTGACGGCAGATCGCCGCGTTCCACCGGACCCATGTGTCGTACTGGGCGCGGGTGTAGACGTCGACGCCGTTGCCGAGGTTCTCAACCTCCAGGCCGTAGAGGGCATCGTTCCCGTCGACGGTGCCGCTCGCCTTGCTGGGCTTGGGGATCGGCTTCTCGTCGAGGATCGCCTGATACGAGTTCAGGGCAGCAAGCCCGGCATGGTTGGCCCGGTGACAGGAGACCAGGGTCACCACCCCGGACTTCGGCAGCCAGCCGTGCGCGAGGGGCGCGGGGACGGCGGCGCCCTGCCCCTTGTAGGCGATCGCGTTGAGGCTGTTCGTCCCGGCCGTGTGGTGGTTCAACGACCCGTGCACAGGCCCGAAGATCCTGCCCGTGGCCGCGTCGCGGCCGCGGGTCGTCCACCCCTCCAGCTCGACGAACGTGATGCCTTCAGCCTTGAGCGCAGCCCGCCACTCCGCCGGGGTCATCGGATCGGCCATCACACACGCTCCGGCCAATGCCAGGTGCCGCCGAGCTGCGTCAGCTCGTCGCGACAGGCGTCGTCGTGAAAGTCACCCTTGGGGTTGAAGACGTGCAGAGCGACCCACTCGGAGCCCTCGACCCCGGGGACGACCTCGGGGTCCGGGTGCGGGTTGTTGTCGTCGTAGACGTCAGTGATCATCGCGGCCCGGCACCGTGGCGGGTGGACCTGCGTGCCGTCCTCGCGAACGGGTGTGCCGTGGCTGCGGTAATGGACGATGCGGCCGATGCTCGGCCGGGGAACGGTCTCGCCGCTGTGAGACATGGGCGCGTCTCCTGTGGGAGGAGGTCGGCCCGGCCCAGAACCAGCGGCGTCGTGCCTGGAGTGTAGCTTTACGCCCCCTCCGCCGGGCCGTCGAAGCGGGACAGGGCTCGGGCCGTCCCCTCGGGGATACCGGCCGCCCGCAGGTCGGCGTACTGCGTCCGCATCGACTCCACCTCGGCGGCCAACGTCTCGGCGATACGCGCCTCGTGGGCATCGAGCATCGCGCCACGCAGCCGCTCGTACTCCTCCTGCGTCACCAGCTTCGCGCCCTCGGGGATCACCGGGTCCGTGCCCGTCACGGTGATCTGAGAGAGGGTGCCGTCCGCGAACTGGACGTAGCTCGTGACCGGCTCGGGCGGCGCCGGTGGCTCCTCGCCGTCACCGCCAGGCCAGGGCCAGGGCCAACCGAGCAGACCAGGGGATCCGGTGGACATAGCAGCGCTCCTCACAGGCTGATGATCATGGTCCGAAGAACGAAGTTGATCCCGTAGTAGTAGGCGCCGCCGGCACCACGGCCACCGGTCGCGCTCAGCGTCACCGGCACCGTCGCCCCAGGGGCGAGGAGGGACGGCTCCGCAAGGAACTTCGTGGCCTGCGCGTGCGTGCCGACGATCGTCGAGGTACCGGTGTTCTTCATGTAGAACATCTCGTCGGCGCCGTGCCCCGTACCCGCTGCGGCCCCGGCCGGGAGCACTACATAGACGTCGACCTCCCGCTCCGTCAGCACCATCGCCGGACGGCAGGGGTCCGGGTTGGTCACATTGACCGTGAACGTGTCGAGCACCGTGTTCTGTGCGGCCGGGACCGGTAGATCGTTGTAGCTCCGGTTGTCGAAGTACGAGATGAACGACACCTTGCCGCGCGGCTCGGACCGCAACCGGCCTTGGCTGTCGCAGTAGACCCCACCCGCGTACGTGTCGACGGCGCACGCGTACGGCCACGCCTGGGTGTTGCCCTTGACCGGGGAGGACGCCGAGCCGTTGCCGGTCAGGCCGCAGCCGGTGAGCACCTGGCCCCCTGCTGTCGGCACCATGAGACCGCCGTCCGGGCCGACGACGAGGTTGTTACCGGCCTGGCTGGAGAGGTGGCCGGAGATCTGACCGGTCGCCTGGTTGAAGGTGATCCCGGGTCCGGCCGACAAGCACGCGCGGACCTCCCCGCACGGGACCACCGCCGAGATCACATAGGGGTTCGCCGGGGAGCCGCTGCCGCTCACCGACACGTTCGTACCGGGCTCCACCTTGCAGTCGCACTGACCGCCCGCGCAGCCGCATCGCGCCACAGAGTCACCGTCCTCGCGGACTCGCAACGACCCGGCCCACAACCAGCGGCGCGCACCGTCGAGTCTATAGACCCCTCTCCCGTCCGCCCGGCGGACGAGGGCGGACGAGGGCGGACGACCGTGCCGTCCGAGGGCGGACAACCGGGCGGACGGGCAACGGACGCCGAGGGCGGACGACACCCCTGGCCTGCGAGGACGCACCGTCCGCCCGGGGCGGACGACAGGACGGACGCTGCGTCCGCCCTGGGTCAGCCGAATAGGTAGATGACGACGATCCCGCCCGCGCCGACGTTCCCGTTGACGCTGTCGCCGTCCCGGGCGAAGCCACCGGCCGCGCCCGCGCCGTACCCGCGGCTGGCCCCGCCCGATCCGGTGGAGGAGCGCTGCCAGCCGCGGTGGCCGAAGTGGGAGTCGCCGCCCTCGCCGCTCTGCCCCTCGTTGCCGTTGATCCGGATCGCACCACCACCCGGGCCGCCGCCCTGCGCCCAGTCGCCCACCCCGGCGAGGGGCCCCGAGGTGCCGGTCAGGCACATCGGCGTGTTCCCGGAAGGCATGATGGCGCCGCCGCCGTTGCCCCCCAGCGCGGTGCACAGGCCACCGAAGGAGCTGTTGCCGCCGTCGCCGCCGTCCACTGTGGGCGTGCCCGCGGCGCCGCCCGCACCGACAACGATCGCCTCCGTGGCGCCGAGCGCCGAGACGGCGAGGAACCGCTCCGCGTATCCGCCGCCCGACCCGCCCGGCTGCGCCACCACCTGACCCGCGTTCGCGCGGGCGCCGGCCGCGCCTCCCCCGGCCGCCTGGACCATGACGAGGACGTTGGCGAGCCATGGATAGTCGCCCTTTTTGAACGTGAAACTCCCGGCGTCCTTGAAGTAGAGCACCTGACGGAGCCCCATGGACCCCGGGACCATGGTCAGTCGGCCGTCCGAGCCGACGTCGAAGTAGTTATCGTCCACGCACACTGCGGCCACGGCAGCACTCCAGGGAGAGGAGGATCGGCCCGGCCCACAACCAGCAGCGCGAGCAGCAGGTTAACCGTCCTCGCGGCCGTCGAGGCGGGTCACGTCCTCCGGCCACAGCACGACACCGCCGGTGAAGCGCTCCAGCACCGCGCCGAGGCTGATGCCGTACACCGGGAGGGGCCCGGCCCCGTCCTGGTCGTCGCCGTCGACGAAAGCCCGCCCGGAGGGGAACTGAGCGCCGTGCAGCACTCTGCCCCCGGGCAGGTGGAGTTGGAACGGTCGGCTGAGGTCGCTCATGACCGCGAGGCTACGGGCGCCACCATCACATGGACGCGCACCCCCGGCCCGGCCGCCTCGGCCACCCCCGTGCCTCGGCGGGCCCGGGTCCGCCAGACGCGGACGGTCGCGTACCAGCCGGTGACCTCCTCCAGCACCGCCCACACGGTGCGCTCGTCGTCCCCCGGGTCGGGGTCGACAGCGACCGCCGTGACGGCCGGTACCAGGCCGTACGGGACCGGGAAGTCGAACCGGGCACGCCCGTCCTCCCCGGATGTCAGGACGGCCGCCAGGGGCGCGCCAGGGGCCGCCACGGGTGCACCGGCCGGGGCCGCCTGCTCCTCGTCCAACGCTGGGGCGCTCGGGCTCCGCTTGCGGCCGCCGATCCTCGCACGCTGGTCGAGGTGGACCAGGACCCCCGCCAGGGGATTCCCCGGCACCCGCCGGGCAGGGCTTCCACGCATCGCCATCAGGTCACCGCCTCCGCGCCGCTCGCCGCTACCTGGACTTGCACGCTCTCACTGCCCGGTGAGTTCTCGTCGCCGCCGGTCTCGCTGACCTTGACCCCGGTGATCTTCAGCCGCTGGGACACGGTCCGGCAGGTTCCGGCCGAGGTGACGTCGAGGCACCAGCCGGGGACCAATGTGGGGACGTCGACTGCGGCGAGGGGACTGATGGTGACCTGCTGGGTGTCGACGAACACGGGGACCACACTGCTCACCCGCTGCCGCGCCTTCGCGGCCTGCGTCGCCGAGTCGTTGTCGGTGATCTCGGTCATCTCGACGTACCGCTCGTGCAAGCCGTAGTAGGGATCGACGCCCCCGTACGAGCCGATGGCTCCGCTGTCGTCGGACCCGGCAACGACCCACCGGGTGACGAGCGATGCGCCGTCCTCGGCGACCTGGAGGCCGTCGGGGAGGTCTGCGTCGGAGAGGCGGCCGACGCTGGCCATGTGGGTTTCCGGCAGGAGCAGGATCTTCGAGCCGATGGCGGTGAAGTCGATACCAGCCTCGGCCAGCTGGCGGAGGTGGTCCCCGGTCTGCCCGATGCCGATCGAGTATGTCCGCGACCCGGTGACCCCGGCTCTGTCGATGATCTGGACCGTGTGCCCGGGGTCGTCGGGGGCGTAGCCGTCCTCGATCAGCCATGACGCGATCTCGGAGAGGTCGACGGCCGTGAACGTCTTGGACTCGTGCGGAACCCGGTTGTCGAGCCAGGCGAGGACGTCCTGAGCCTGCAACTCCACCTGGCCCAGGGACCACGAGATCCCGGTGATCGGACCGTCCCACACGTACTGGCCATCACGAAAGATCACCAGCCTGTTCCGGTACGTCCCGATGCGGCCGAGCCTGTTGCAGCAGTCCCCATCCGGCTGGATCAACGCCCGCGCCGCCGAGACCCCGTCGAGGACGCGGCTCCACTCGATTTCCGTGAGCACCTCGGCGACCGCGACAGTCGCCCCGGCCCGGTCGAGCACCGCGGCGGTATGGGAACCACACCCCGCTACCGCCATTACAGCCCCCTGCCTGAGACGTTGACCGTGACCACGGCGTCAAGCGCCGGCGGGCTCTGGAGATCGGTGGATAGGCACACGCAGTACGAGGCGCATTCGAGGAGGTTGTACGTCGATGGCATCCCGTCCCTCCCGTAGACGTCCGGGGACGACTCGCACACCCCGCCGCATTCCACCGTGGCGCGCCCGGTCTGCCCGTCGATCGTGACCGCGCCCCCCGCAGGTACGAAGGAAACATGCCAAAACGAGTGAGGGTTGCACCGGTTGAGGTCAGCGGTCTCCTCACACGTCAGGGTGGGGTCGCTCTGCTCATAGATCTCGATCGTCAGGTTCCGCAGCTCCGAGGAGCCCGAGCGGACCGTGACGACCGGGACGTCCGACGACCAGTTCGGCCGGCCGGTGAGGTCCATCTCGTAGCAGGCACGTTCCGAGGCGAGGGGGAGGCAGTAACAGGTGTTGAGCGGCTGACCGGGGAGCGGGGGCAGCTCGGTCGCACACCGGGTGTCCGCGCACGCGGCCGTGGGATCAGGGCAGTCGGCGAACCGGCAGCCGCCCGGACACCCCGCGTCCCCGGCCGGGTGGACGCACCACTCGACACACGAGTTGTCGACGTCCAGGGGCGGGGTGACCTCAATCATCGGAACCGGGTCCGTCCACAGCCACGGCACAGCCGCCGAGAGGACGAACTCGACGGTGAGGATGTCCGCACCGGTCTGGCACTGACCGGTGCCGCAGCCGTCTCCGGCGCGTGCCGTCACCTTCGGCCCGTCGACGAGGGCGACCCGGCGCAGCGTCCGCCGGTGCTTCGCCTGGAACTCGGCCGGGGTCATGTCCTGGCCGGGACAGCAGTTGTAGACCTGGAGACAGTCGCCGTCGCAGTCGCCCGACGTGCAGCCCTGGAGCACCTGCCCCAACCAGTGGAGCCCGTAGTCCACCCCGCAACACGTCGCCCCGAGGACGAGGGCAGTGACCGTGATCGGGCGGGGCAGCGCCCGGGACGGGCCGATCGCACCACCACCGGAGATCCCGCCCGTCACGGTCCGCTGAACGGGGAAGTCGTCCAGGCCCGCCAGGTCCAGGATCATGATCCCGGCGAACTCGGCGCTCTGCGGGACGTCGGCGTCGTACCAGGGCGCCGGAGAGTCCGGGTCGTCCGGCGTGGTGTAAGGCAGCTCCTCCAGCGTCGCCGCCGTGAACGTCGGACACCCGCACGCCCCCTGACTGGTCAGCGGCGAGCCGACCGATCGGAGGTACGCCTCCAGGCGGGCCGCGTTGGCGACCTCGACGCCACCGAAGTTGAGATAGAAGTCGCCAGCCATCAGCCCATCACCCCTGCCGCATGCACAAGCCGGGCGAGGACACGATGCGCGGTGACGTCCGCGTTGCCCACCTCCCGGATATCCCAGTGGTTCACGATCGTCGTCCCGGCCCCGCCCGCACCCCGGCCGCCGCCCGGCCGTCCCTCGGCCCCGCCCATGCGTGCGCGCTGCGTCCGGGTCAGGGGGACGACGTCACCGCCGTTGCCGATACCGGACAGCTGCGCGGCGACCCCGTCCGCGAGGGAGCGGGCCGCAAACCGGCTCGCGTCCTGGAGCGCCGCCAGGCGCCGCAACAGGCCGATGTGCAGACCGGCGCCGGTCATGTCGCCGATCCGCATCATGACCCGCGAAGGAGACCGGATCTTGAGCGCCGTACGGATGGCGGCCTGCATCCCCTTCGCAATGTCCAACATCAACTTCTCGATGGACTTGCGCTGTCCCTTCAGCCCCTCCAAGAAGCCAGCCCCGGCGTTCTTCCCCGCGTCGAACAGGACGTCGGCGCTCGTCCGGCCCAGGGTCGTGCTGGCCTTCGTCAGCTGCGACTGGAGGGAGTTGAGCCGCTTGAGCGAGTCCTTCGTCGACGAGGCGAGCGCCGTCGCGATCGCCGAGCCCTGGTCGGGGCCGAGCCCGATGATCTGCTGTAGGAGGCTCTTGGACAGCCCCCTCTTGGCGAGGTTGTTGAGCTGTGCCTGGAACGTCTTGACCCGGGCGACGGCCGCCTCCAGACCGGCCGTCAGGGACTTCGCCGTGACCTGGTCGGTGCCCTGCGTGAGGTTCTGGAGAGAGAACGCGTCGAGCGCCTGCTTCGTGGTGTCGGCCGCGAACTTCTGCGCGTCCGCGATCCGCTGGCTGAGCGCGTCCCGCTGCGCCGCGAGGCTCTGGAGCCTCTTGTTCCCCGCGTCGACCAGGGCGACGAGCCGGTCATCGAGCCGCGTCTTCTTACCGGAGAACGCGGCGATGATGTCCTTCGCGAGCTTCTCCGTCGTCGCCTTGATCTTGGCCGAGGTGCCGGTCAGACCGGCGATGAAGCCGCGCCCGGTGTCGGTGCCGATCTTGGCGAAAACCTTCGAGGGCGACGCGATCCCGAGCGTGTCCTTCGCCGCGGTGACCGCCGTCCCCGCCATGTCCTGTGCCGCCAGGACGAGAGAGCGGCTGTTGCCCTTGATCCCGGCGACCATGCCGGCCACGACGTCGGCACCGATCCCGTCGAGGAGCGCGGCGATCCCCGACAGGGCTTTACGCAGGTCCGATACGCCGCTGCTCACCGCCGCGGCGCTGCCCCCGTTCGCGGCCGCCAGGGTGCGCGCCTGCTGGACGCCGAGGATGCCGAGGAGCCCCGACCGGGCGGCGAGGTCCATGGCCCGTTTCGGCTTGGTCAGGGGGATGACGACCTCGGGGCCGGCCTCGCCGATCAGGGCGTGAGTCGGGCCGTAGACGATGCCGCCCTTCGCGAAGGGCAGGTACTTGCGGACGACCGAGGGGAGCCCGGACTTCACCTTGGAGACGATCTGCGCGCCGATGTTCCCCATCGCGCCGACGATCTTGGAGCCCAGGGAGGAGAACAGGCTCACAATCCCGGAGATCAGACTCGACGCGGCCGACCGCGCCTTGCTGGCCGCGTTGGAAAAGGCCGACGAGATCTTGCCGGGCAGGGCGGCGAGGGCGCTGCCGATCTTGCCGGGCAGGCCGCGGAAGAAGCCGACGACGGCGGAGATCCCGCTCGTCGTGGCGCTCTTGGCGCTGTTGAACGCCGAGGTGAAGGAGCGCAGCAGGAACGAACCGAGGGTCGCCAGGACGGACAGGACCCGTCCGGGCAGGGCGCTGAAGAACGCGACCGTGGACGAGATCCAGCCGGACACGGTCGACGTCACCGCGTTGAACCCGGCGACGAAGGCGGTGATCAAAAACGTGCCCAGTGAGACGAGCGCGTTGTAGATCCGGCCGGGCAGTTCGGTGAAGACGAACACGATCCCGGCGATCACCGTGAGCAGGCCGATGATCGCGAACGCGACGGCCGAGGTGAACGCCTGGACCAGGAGCCCCGGCAGCGCGGCCAGTCCGGCGACGATCCGGCCGGGGAGCTGGACGAAAAAATCGACCAGGGCGGTGATCCCTGTCTGTACGGCCGACTTCGCGAACTCGAACGCGCCGACGAAGAAGTTGCCGATGGCGGAGCCCAGGGACGAGACCCCGGACGCGATCCGTCCCGGCAGGCCGGTGAAGAACGAGACCACAGCGTCGATCCCGGTCGACACGGCCGACTTCGCACTCTCGAACGCAGATACGAAGAAGTCGGCGATCCCGGACGCGGCCGACTTCACGAAGTCGACGGCGGCGAGGAAGCCGTCCCGCAGGGCCCGGCCGACGGCATCGACGACCGTGCGGACGATCGCGAACCGCTTGTAGAGCAGGTAGATCGCCGCGACGAGGGCGATCACGGCGACGATGATCACGCCGATCGGCGAGGCGACGAAAGCCGCGTTCAGCGCGACCCATGCGCCCTGGACCAGGCGGAAGATGGCGATCGCGCCCTTGATCGCCTTGACCAGGACGGCCGTTGCCGCGGCGGCGACGAGGAGCGGCGCGGCGAACTGGACAACAGGCCCGATGATCTGCGCGAGGAGCGCCGCCACGGGCGTCAGGGGGATCAGGAGGTCGCTCGCCGAGCGGACGAGGGAGGCGAAGGCAGCCGCGAGCGGAGGGAGCGCCGGCAGCAGGGAGACGATGACGCTCTGGACGTTGGCGAAGGCGACCGCGAGGTCCGGCAACGCGGCCTGTACGGCGCCCCCGAGCCCGTTGATCACCTGGACCAGGAGCGGCCCGATCTGGAGCAGCGGGGCCAGCTGCGGGGCAATGTTCCCGACCTGGCTGATCAGGGCACCGATGATCGGCCCGACCTGCTGAGCCACCTGCCCCAGGAAGGTGAAGATGTTCCCGAGCGCAGCCTGGCCGGCCGTCGAGTTGACGAAGTCGGCGACGGCCTGAGTGATCGTCTGGAGCCGGGAGAGGAACCCGCCGCCGGAGGCTCCGGCCGCGGCCCATGCCCCACTGAAAATCTGGCCGATGTTCCCCGCGAGGTCGCCGAGCTGGGCGAGGGTGTTGAGCGCGCCGTCGACCCACCCGACGGCCTGCCCGCCCTGCGCGATCTGTTGGAGCCACTCGCCGAACCGCTGGCCGAGGTTGCTGATGCCGCTGGACAGCTCGGGACCGAACCGGTCGCTGACGACCGCGGCGACCTGGAGGAGCCCGGCCGTCAGCTTGTTCGTGGTCTGCGAGAGACCCGTGACGGCCTGCGAGGCACCGCCCAGGATCGACCGGACGTTTGCGACCCCTTGCGCGCCCTTGAGGTATCCGAGGACACCCCTCGCCGCCGCACCCCACCCGGCCGCGATCTGGGACAGCCCCGTCTTGAGGGGCCCTTGCAGCGCCTTCGCGGTGGAGGTGATCTGCCCCTCGAACTGTGCGAAGAACGCGTCTTGCACGCTTTTGCGCAAGGCCTCGAACGCGGGCTTCATCGCCCGCACCTCGCGCGCGGCGGCCTGCGCCTTCGGCGACAGGTTTTCGAGGGACTTCTCGAACTCCTTCGCGTCCCCGGTCAGCGCCGACTTGAAGGCGTCGCTCACCCCGGCGAGAGCGAGCTTCAGCCCGCCTAGAGCGGCCTGGAAGCCGATCACGGCGGCCGGGACCGCGGCGAGGAGCCCGGCCGCTGGGGCCAGCGCCGCAACGAACTTCGCGACACCGGACGCGGCGCCGATGGCCCCGATGCCGATTGCCCCGAACTTCAGGGCGGACAGCAGGCCCTTACCGACCCGGCCGGCGATCCCGGCGAGCCCGGACAGGGCCCGGGTCAGCCGGTCATTGTCAACGTCCGGGTCGACCGGGACCGGTACCGGCGGGGGCCGGTGGGCGCGGATCCGCGCATCGAAGCCGTCCAGGTCCGGGACGACCGGGATGCTGATCTCAAGCCCGCGCAGGCCCCGCAGGAGGAGGGCGTCGAAACGCCGCAGGTCCGGGATGATCGGGACGTTGATCCCGTCGAGATCGTTGAGCCCCCGGACGAGGACACGGTCGAAACGCCGCAGGTCCGGGATGACTGGGATCTCGATCCCGTTGAGGTGCGACAGGCCCCGGACAAGGGCGCGGTCGAAGCCGCGGAGGTCCGGCTCGACGGGGACCGTGATCGCGCCGGCCGCGTTGAGACCCCGCCGGATGTTCCGCCGGATCGTCGTCCCGACGGTGCGGGTCGCCCGGTCCAGCGCGCGGGCGATGCGGAGGCCGAGATCTCGAGCGTCAGAGACGGCCTGCGCGTCGTCCAGGTCGACGGTAATCCGGGCGGATCCGAAGTCTTCTTCCTCGCCGGCCATCGGGCAACCCCACGTAAGTGGATGCGGTTACCCGGCCCAGAACCAGCGGTGTGCCCGGCCCAAAACCAGTCGGCAGCAGGCGGGCACACGGCCCGGCTGATCTCAGCCTAGCCGCTGCGCCCGCCCGTGAGCTGTGCGTCTTGCGTCGCCATCTGCGACATGAGCGCCTGCACCTGGTCCATGCTCATCCCGCCCCCGACCGGCCCGGGCCGCTCTCCTGCGGCGGCGGCCTCGCGGCGCCGCTGGATCTCAGCTCGCGGTGGGGCGTACAGCTTGGTCCTGGTGGCCTGCCGCTCCTTCTCGTCCTCGGCGGCTGCGTCGATCGCCGCCTCGGCGGCGGCGAGCATCCGTCTCAGCGGCCACTCGCGGGGGTCGACACCCTTGAGGGCGAGACTCCCATCCCACGCCTCCCAGCCTTCTGCGATGGCTTCGCAGAGCCGGAAGACGACGTAGGAGGGCGCTCGTCTGCACCGGCCCCGTACAGCTCGACGACGAACTCCATGACGGTGATCATGTGCCGGTCGGGGAGAGGGAAGGCGTCCACGACGCGCGTGCCCTCGTGCTCCTCGGCGTACGCCTTCGCCTCGTCCTGGTCGTGGAAGGACTCCAGGACCGTCCCGGCCCTGTCGACGACGTTGAGCCGGGTGAACAGGTCGGCGGTCTCGGGGAGCATGAGCCGCGCCAGGAAGGCGCGCATCGCACGAGCGGCGCCCCGGATCATCGCCGGGTCGAGGGTCGAGAGGTCGTCGAGGTCGATGCCGCTCGCGGCCTTCTGAGCTTCCTTCAGTTCACCGAACGCCTCAACGAACTCATCTCCCATGACCTCGGGCAGGAATAGCAGCTCGGTGTCGCCGATCTCGACGACGTGGGGCTCTGTGTTGAGGGTGATCTTCTTACGTGCCACGGGTCGTGTCCTTGTCTCCCGCGCTGTCGCCCGGCCCAAAACCAGCGGCGTACGAGCAGGGTAGAGCACGAGGACGAAGCGCTGATGTTGCTCAAATCCGGATAGGACAGGCGTAGCGGACGGAAGACTCCCGGCATGACGATCCTCCCTCGCCGCCGCAAGGCGCAGCAGCCCCGCCCCTCCTCGCCGTCGACGGCCCCGGCCGCGCCGGTCTCCTCATACGACTCGACCGCGTCCTACAGCCCCGCTCTGTACGACTCCGGCCCGTCGTCCTCGTCGTCGCACTGCTCCTCGACCCACGACTCCGGCTCGTCATACGACTCGGGCTCGTCGTCGAGTTGCGACTCCGGCGGGTACTGACCCGCGCGACGAGGGCCCCGGGGAGACGTCCCGCGGGGCCCTCGTCGTGTCTGCTACTCGGTGCAGTCGCCGTCCTCGACGAGGACGAACGTCTCCCCACCCCGGCGGGTGTGGACGGTCGAGGTAGCCGGGTGGTGGTCGATGTCCCCGTACGCGTAGGCGTAGACCTCGACGTCCCCGACCTCGGCGCGTTGCGCCTCCAGCCGGGCGACGAGCTGACTGATCCTCATACGCCGGGAGGCTACCGGCCGAGCCGCAACGCTCGGGCGAGGAAGTTATTCGGCCTGGTCCCCGGGTGCCGTACCTTCCTTGCGAACACGACCTCCCCACCGACCTCGAAGCGCAGCGCCTTCGCCCGCCTCGGCCGGATGATGTGCGGCCGGGTGCCTTCGAGGACGAGCCTTACCTTCGGGTGGTCACAGGTGATGACGCCCTGGAGGCCGCCCGGCCCCTCATCAATACGGGTGTCGATGTACTGGCCCATGGAGCCCGGCGCTTCGGTGCGGGCGATGTCTGCGATCCGGTCGACGCGCGCCGCCAGCTTGCGCCGTGCCGGGCCGCTACGGGACCGCAGGAGGCGCCGGATGGCTCCCTGGTCGACTCGGATCTCTACGGTCACGACACCCCCTCATCAGCGCACTGCCCGCAGCCGGGCAGGGCCACCGTGACCCGCTGCTCGATGCCGACGCAAAGCCCTTCGGGTCCGATGATGCGCTGTGCGCCGATCACGAACTTCGGGCCGCGCCGGCCACCGCCCGTCTTGGGGAGGCAGCACAGCAGGGCGTTATAGACCGTGGTGGCGTCGACGTGCAGGATCCGCGAGGCCGCCGACAGCTCCTCGCACGACGGCGGGCACCCGCCATCGGTCGGGCCCGGGGCGCACCGCAGGAGCGTGATGACCAACTCGACCGCGGTCGTCGCCGGCGGCGGACAGCCGCGCGTACCGCGGACCTCCCGGTCGACGGTCGGAAAGCTCGTCGAGGGGTAGATCTGTGCCAGGTTCACGGTGAGTTGTCCGGGTGCGCCCTCGCCGTCACAGGGCGCCTCGCAGGTATCCCAGGCAGTCGCGCCCGGCACCACACAGGCGCGTGCGGGGCATCCGGGCTGGTCCTCGACGACGGCGGCGACGGCCTCCAGCTGTGCGCACACGCAGCCGAGGACGGTCTCCGCCAGGTCGTGAAGCGCGAACGCGGTCAGGGCCATGTCGTCACCCGCGGCCTCCGGAAGTCCGGGCTGTATACCCGCGAGGGGCTGTCGAGGTGGTACGGGTTCACGGTCATCAGCCAGGCGTCGACGGTCGGCAGACCGGTCCGTCCTTCGCTGTAGATCACGCCCGGGTCTGCCTCGATCTCCACACCCTGGCGCCGGGTACGGGTGATGTTCTTGGACGCGTTACAGCCGCAGCCTGACCCGCACCCCTTGAGCAGGTGACAGGTCAGCTCCGACACCGCGGCGATCGCCGACTCGTCGAGGGGCAGCCCCCACCGGTAGGTGACCGCGAGGGTGTTGGGCGACCCGGGCGCAGCAGCCATGTCCTGACACTGCGGCCAGCACTCGCCGCCGAGCCGGACGAGCATGCCGGGCGCGTCGACCCGATACTCAAGTCCCCCGGCGAGCAGCTGCCCGCCGAGGTTGACCTCCACTACGTCATGGACCGGGCCGTCGAGGCGGACCTCACACAGCTCACCGCACGAGCAGGACGAGGCGCAGCCACAGACCGAGGCGTTGCGCCACTGCCCGTCAGAGCCGATGTACGGGATCCACGGGCCGGCCGTCGCCCCCCACCGGACCATGAGCGGGTAGCCGTCCAGGCACGCGCGTCGGCATGGCCGGACGGTGATCGGGCAGGACGGCCCCCAGCGCATTCCGGAGAGCCGCCACAGGAGTGTGGTGGCCACCTTCCGCCAGAACGTGACGTCGTCCTCGTCGTAGCGGGTGACGTCGCAGCACGGGCGGAACGGCCACGGCTCACACGGGGCGGTCTTCAGCGTCATCGGCCGCCTCCTCTCTCGTACGGGCTCGGCTCCGGGAAGGTGCGCCGGATGTGCGCGCCGACCATGCCGTTGTCGAATGCGTCGGGGAGGGTCGACAGGAACGGCCCGGCCGGGAAGTGCGGGCCGCGCCACATGACCTTGACGTCCTCGGCCTGGTCCCCGCCGAGCCCGGCGAGGTTCCCGTATGCCGTGCGCTTGTGAAGCACGTCGAGGCGCCGGCCGACGTCGAGGGCCTGGCGCATGGGCTCCTTGTGGACGACGAGGGGGACGTGAAGCTCGTACGACACCGGGTCGTCGTAGCCGAGGGAGACGAGGAGGTCCCGGGTCTCGCACAGGCCGCTCAGATAGGAGCCGTTGCCCCGGTTCGCGTAGTACGCCTCGACCTCGCGGACCGGGCCACGGTGCAGGGTCGGCACGCCGTCCGGCAGGGGCTCCATGACGAAGAAGTCGTCATTCAGCAGGACGAACGGGTCGCTGATGCCTCGGTTCCGGCACACCGCGGCGACGGCCCGGGTGGTGTTGACGTACTTCGTGCCGGTCTGAGGCGTCGACAGGTGCCGGGCACCCTCCACCCATGGTGGACGGTGCCCGACGATCCACACGTACCGGTGCGGCAGGTGGGCGGACCAGCTCCTCAGCGCGTAGCGGAGGTACTGGTTCACCGCGCCGATCCGCACCGGTACGACGAGGTCCATGAGGGACACGGCGTCAGGAGGCCAGGCAGAGGCCGCCGGTGACGGGCGTGTACTCGCAGACCGGGGCCGGCGGAGCAATCGTCGTGACCATCGTCCGGCGGTGGCAGGACGCGCCGAGCGGCGTGAGGAGCCCGCCCGGGGTGCCGGCCGCGTCGTGCGCCATGACGTCGTACGGGCCGGTACCCCAGCCACCTCCGGAGCGGGTGGCGCCGGTGAGCTGGAGCGTGACGGCCTCGGAGCCGACTTCCAGGTCCCCGAGGATGCCGTTGCTGACCCACGGGAGGAGGAAGTAGATCCAGGCGCCGTCACCGGTGCCATTGGTGGCGCAGGCGTCGGAGCCCAGCACCTCGGCCCACAGCTCCAGGGCGAAGCCGCTGTTGCACTGGAGCGAGCAGTCGTCGTAACCGATCGGCTTGCCCGCGTAGTCGTAGACCACCGGGTTGCCCGTGGTGATCTCCAGGAACTCGGGCGACACCGAGAAGAAATTGACCTCGACGTCGTAGCCGTTGAACGTCGGGCAGCCGCGCTTGAAACCGCACTGCTTCCCGTTCGCGGCCTTGTACGTGATGTCGTCGCCGTCGTCGGTGTTCGGGTTCATGGCGACGCTGGCGAGGCAGTCAAAAACAAAGCCGTTGTCCTGGCCACAGACCGGTCGGCCGCAGGCGTCAACCCGCGTGACACGGACGGTGTCGAGATTGGCGATCAGGGGGCAAGTCACTGGGGCCCTCCAACACGAGACGTGTGGTGGCTCGGCCCACAACCAGCAGCGTCAAACGTGGTGGGGAGCCCGGCCCAGAACCAGCGGCATACCTACTAGCAGGAGTCTAGCCGCGGCCGGGATCATGCACCCGGCCGCGACGTACAAGCCCTATGCGGGCTGCTCCTCGGCATCCTCCTCGCCCGGGGCGCCGTCGTTGGCGATGAAGGCGGCGGCCCGCGCGTCGGCCTCGGCGCGGCCGGCCTCCAGCGCCGCCGCGTACTCCTCGGCCGTCACCTCGCGGTACCCGTCGGGGATCGCGGCATCGCCGAGGGGCCCGCTGCCGCCCATGATGGCCGAGGTGCCATCGGGGCTCACGAAATAGCGCTTCACGGCGTGATCTCCGATCAGTTGTGCATCGTGGTCGTGTGGTACGCGGCGTCTGTGATCCACGAGTTGATGGTGAGTGAGCCCGCCACGACGCGAACGGCCGGCCAGCCGACGAGGCTGTGAGGGGCGAGGGGATCCATGTTGAACCCGTACTCGTGCCAGGTGCCGTTGTCCCTCTCGCGGCGCGCCGTACCCGGGGCGGTCAGCAGGCCCCATAGCGGGCGGATCGTGCCCGCGCCGCCGCCCCACGAGTAGATGTAGCCCAGCTCGAACACGGCCGTAGACGTGTAGTTGATATCCCACGTCGCGGCCACGCAGGCGTCATACGCCCACTTGCGGCAGTCGTTCCCCAGGAAGTTCGCCGGGAAGTTGAACTGAAAGTTCGCGCCGGGGTCGACGATGCGCCATCCCCCGACACCGAGCGGGCTTGCCCAGCCGCCCAGGAAGTGCTCGGTGTAGATGCTCTCGGCGGCGCTGTAGTGCTCGGGCGGGGTCCACAGTGTGCCGTCGGACGGGTCGCACTTGAGGGTGGAGTGCGAGGGCGCGTTACACGCCCAGGCGGCCGACCACTGGGCCTGTCCGGCCTTCGGCGCGACCGTGATCGGGGTGGCGGCCGCGCCGTTCCCGGTGAGGCCGCAGCCGACTTTCGGGAGCGGGGCTGTCGGCACGAACAGGCGGCCGTCGCCCCCGATCGCGAGGGTGTTACCGGCGTCAGCCGAGGGGGCGACGAGGAGGCCCGTCGGGCTGGCCTCCACGCCGTTCGGCTCCGGGGAGACGATGACGTCAGCCGCGACCTGGTAGGGGTTGGCCGCGCTGCCGGTGCCGGTGACCGTCATGTCGACGGTGTTCGTGTCGGCGGCCTCCAGGGCGGTCGACGCGGCCGGGGTGAACACGCCGCCGTCGCTGCCGAACACGGTGGTGTTCCCCGGGTCGGCCGACAGACGCGCCGAGAACTCCCCGGTGGCCGGGTCGTACGCCGCGCCGTCCCCTGCGCTGAAGCAGCCGCGGACGTCGGCGCATTCGACGTAGAGCCCGTCAGGGCCCGTGTTGAGGAGGTTGGTTCCGCCGGCGGGCGGGGCCGGGTCGACGACGACGTCCGTCGCGATGACGTACGGGTCCACGGCCGTGCCGGTCCCGGTGACGGTGTTGTTCGCGGTCGTGGTGTCCCCGGCCTGGACGACCGTCGGAGCGCCTCCTCCCCCTCCGGTGGCATAGAGACCGCCATCGGTGCCGAAGGTGACGATGTTGCCCGCATCGGTCGACGGACGGGCGGCGATCTCCCCGGTGGCCGGGTCGTAGGTGGCACCGTCCCCGGCCGAGAAGCACGTCCGCACGTCCGCGCACTCGACGTACAGGCCGCCGGGGCCCTCCTCGATCAGGTTGCTCCCACCCCCCGGCGGGGTCGGGTCGAGGATGACCGCGGCGCTCACGTCGTACGGATTGGCCGCGGTACCGGTGCCGCTGACGGTGACGTCGATACTCGGGGTGTCGGTGGCCTGGACCGTCGTCGACGAGGGCGGGGTGAACAGGCCGCCGTCACCGCCGATCACGGTCGTGTTCCCGGCGTCGGCCGAGACCCGGGCGGTGATCTCCCCTGTGGCCGGGTCGTACCCGGCACCGTCCCCGGCGGAGAGACAGCCGCGGACGTCCGCGCACTCGACGTACAGACCGTCAGGGCCCTCGGCGAGGAGGTTCGTTCCACCGGCGGGCGGGGCCGGGTCGAGGATGACGGCCGCGCTCACGTCGTACGGGTCGCCCGCGGTACCGGTGCCGGTGAGGGTGAGGTCGACGGTCGGGGAGTCGGTGACGCCGAGCGGCGTGGGCGTGCCCGCGTCGGAGCTGATCGTGTAGGGGTTGGCCGCGGAGCCGTTACCGGTGACCGTGGTCCCGGTCCCAGCGACGACGCGGCAGTTGCACGGCGAGAGGCCGCAGCACTTGGCCATGGGAAGGCTCCTGGTGGAAAGGAGTCTCGCCCGGCCCACAACCAGCGGCGTTACTTCGAGTCTAGGTCTGGCGGCCGCCGCTATGGGGCGGTGGCGTGGACGTGCACGGTGACGCCTGGCGCGGGGATGGAAGCGGCGAGGATCTGGATCCCGAGGAGGCTGACGACCGGTGCGCCGAGGACGTTGATCGTCGTGGCTGTCGCAGAGTTCGCCGTGATCGTGTGCGAGCGGAACCCGACCGCGCCTTGGATGCCGACTGTCACGACCGGCGCAACGGAGAACGTCCCGACGAGCCAGTTGAAGGTCACGTTGCCGTTCGCGTCGGTCACGGCCGTTGCGCGCTCGACACGGCCGCTCGTCGGCGTGTAGTCGCCGCTGGTCGCCATTCAGCCGGTCCGTTTCCTGATCAGATCTCGCGGGTGGACAGGACGACGAAGTCGGCCCCGGCCGCGCCCGTGAACACGAAGGCGTCCGCGAGCTTTTCGCCGTTCTTCCCGCCCTGGTCGACGGACCAGGTGCCCGAGCTGCCCGCCGGGAAGGGCACGGCCGGGTCTCCGCCGATGGCCACGGTGGGGGCGCCGGCGAACACCAGCAGCGTCACCGACCGCGCGCCCGCGGTGATGTTCACGGCGCCCACCCCGGTCTGTCGCTGCGCCTTGCTGTCGATCTGCGGGTTGGGGGTGGTGCCGCACCGTGCGACGGTGCCGGTCGGCACGTAGGCCGTGGTGCCGTCCAGGAGCGTGTCCGACATGGCGAGCGCGCCGGTGCCGGTGGTGGTGTAGTGCCGCAGAAACGGCGTGCTGCTGCCGTCCGGCTGGACGTCACACAGGATCTCGTACTCGGCGTCGGCGGCTGCTGCCGCCGAGACGCTGCCGCTGGTTCCAGACATGGGGTCCCTTCCTGGGGTCAGGCGATCCGCTTGAAGCGGAGGGTCGTACGGCCGTCGGTGTTGGCGAGGATGCTCGCGCCGAGGGATGCGCCGGTGGCGTTGACGCGTCGCCCCTGGAGCCGCACTACGCGGGCCCCGGGCACGTCGTACTCGACTTGGATCGGGCCTGTCGTGTTCAGGCCGCTGGTGATCGCTGGAGCAACGGGGGTGAGGCTGATCTGATTGAGGATCACCTCGGAGCCGGGGACGACTACGCCCGCCGTCACGTCCCACAGGCGTGCGCTGATGAACGTGTTGACGGGGGACGTCCCCGAGAGGGCAGCACGTACCGACGCGTCGAGCTCGTAGGTCCCGGCGACGGGCAGCGTCACCTGTAGACCGCTGTCGTTCCACGTCCCGGAAGCGGTCGGCTGGAGGTCGAGGATCGCGGCGAGTTCCACGAAACCGTGCTCGGTGAGGCGCATGCTGGCGGCGGTACCGGTCATGCGGGGGTGTCTCCTTCCGGGGCGACCCAGTGGGCCGAGATGTACGTGCGGCCGTCGCCGTTGCTGACCACCGCGGCGGCCCCGAACGTGCCGAGGCGATAAGCGCCGAGCCCCACCGTGTCCCCGGCGGCGAACGTGTGCATGAACTGCCGCGCGGCCGACGCCTGGATCTGCTTGCCCTGGTCGCCCGCCCCCTCGCTGTGGTAGATGACCATGGCCTCCGTGCCGGGCACGAGGGCCCCGTTCTTGTACATGCCGGCCACGACGCCCGTGTCGCTGGCCGCCGCGCCCGGCGCTGGGAGCGACGCGACACCGCGCACCTGCACGTTGACCTCCCACACCCCGGCGCGCGGGATGGTCAGCAAAGGCACCTCGGGCACGGCCTCCCACGCCCGGAGTGCCCCGGTCAGGGAGTGGAGGAAGTTGAGCGTGCCGTTTTGCACCCATGCCGCGTCCACGCCGATCCGCCACACCTGCGGGCAGTCGCCTGCGGCCGGGGGCGTAACCGTTAGGCCCGGGTCCACCTGGACCAGCACCTCGGGTACGAGGAGGCCGGCCGTCGACTCGCTCAGCGCGTTGCAAGGGGCCGGATCGAGGCGCGGGTCGATGCGGTACGTACGCCCACAGCCCCCCGCCATCAGTCGGACACCTTCTTGAAGCGGAAGGATGTGGCCGCGACGATTTCGCCCGTCGTGGTTCCGCTGTCCACGTGCTTGAGGCCCTCGACTCGGATCGTGGTCGGTCCCGCCACCTGGTACAGCGCCGACGCGGAGGCGTTGCCGTGGAGCGTGTGCGTGACACCAGCGGCGGGCGTGGCAGCGAAGAGCACGAGGGTTCGCACGGTGAGCGGTACCACGGCGTTGGCGGTGACGTTGAACAGCCGGGCCTGGACGATCGAGTTGGAGACACTGCCCTGCATGATCACGCCGCCCTGCAAGTCGGCGTCCAGCTCGTAGACGCCGGCCTCCGGCAGCGTGAGCGCCGCGGGGACAGGGACCCACGTGTCGTAAGGGGAGCCTCCGAGGCCGACCGTGCCGGACGTCTGCCCGCTCACGGGCGTGAGCCGAGCGCCGACCTGCCACGTTTCCGGGCACGCCCCGGCAGCCGGTGCCGTGACATCGACGTCGACCGAGCGGGTCGCCGACACCGCGCCGCCAGGGGCGATGCCCTGGAGGGCGGTGTGCGGCACGAGGAGCCCGCCGGCCGTGCGAGTGAGGGCGTTGCACGGCGCAGGATCCACGGGCGCGTCGACGCGGTACGTACGCCCGCAGCAGCTACCGGCCATCAGTCACTCACCTTCACGAAACCGAGGCGTGGTCCTCCGAGGAGCGCCTGGGTGGAGTCGTTGAAGCCGACGTACTGCCGCTGCCCTTCCACGCGGATCGTCGTCGGCCCGTTGACGGTGAGGGAGGTGCCGATGCTGCCCGCGTTCTGCAGCGCCATCACCGTGCCCCCGCCGGGATCGTTGATGTTGCCGAACTGGATGCGCCGGTTGGTGCCGGGCACGGGTGCCCCCGCGGTGACGTTGAACAGACGGGCGTTGATCGCCACCGCCCACGGCGTGGTCGCGTTGATGTGCGAGTAGAAATCGGCGGACAGGGCGTACGTCCCCGCTTCGGGGAGCACGACCTGGGCACTGGTCGGCACCCAGGTTCCGGAGGCCACGGCTTGCAGGTTCGCGTCTGCCCCGAACACTTCACCGCTGACGGGGGTGAGGCGTGCCCCGACGGTCCAGGTTTCCGGGCAGGCGCCGGCGGCCGGTGCCTGCACGTCGACGTCGACCGAGCGGGTTGCCGAGACCGCGCCGCCGGGGGCGATCCCGGCGACCTCGGCGTGTGGCACGAGGAGCCCGGCCGCCCCCTGTGTCAGCGCGTTGCACGGCGCCGGGTCCAGGCGCGGGACGACCCGGGTTGACCCGCAGCAGCTCCCCGCCATCAGTCACCGTCCGGGACAGTGGGGAGCGGGGAGACGAAGACGTCCGGCAGGCTCGCGAGGTAGGCGGCCTCGTCGACCTCCTCGTATCCCAGCTCCACGTACGGCGCAGGGTCCTTGAGGTTGTAGACGACCTGGACGCCCTGGCCCTCCGTCGTGAAGTAGCGCGGGCCGGGCGCCGGGCCGGGCGTGGTCTCGGTCGTGTCGTCGCTCATCAGCGCCTCCTGGTTGGCGGTCTGGGGGAAGGGGGCGGCCATCAGCGGTACGTCCAGTTCAGGAGGTAGCTCGCTGCGGCCGTCGCCCCGGCGAAGGAGGCCACGGCGAGGGCGGTGTCGCTGTCCTGGGCGACGGACCACGTCATCGTGACCCCGGCCGGGATGGGCACCGCCGCGCCGTTCGACATGGTGACGTTGACCGCGTCGGCGAGGACGGTGAGGGTGACGCTCTGGGCGCCCGGGAAGGTGCCGGCGATGTTCTGCGCCGCGGTTCCGGTCACGGCCCGTACGCCGGTGCTCAGCGGCCCCGGCAGCGCCTCCGCCGCCGTGCACTCCACGGGTGCCACCGGCGTGTACGGCTGGGTGAGGTCGCCGTCCAGGTAGGTACCCAGCAGGGTCGGGGCGGCGCCGTCGCAGGGGTCGACGGCCCACAGCTCGGTGTACTGGACGTCACCGATGCCGTCGCCGGTGGTGTCGTCGCAGCCGCACCGCTCCACCACCTGCTTGGCGCACGAGGTGGTGCTGCCTGCCTCTCCGCCGCACGGCGCCAGGTGCCAGCCGTCCGGGATGGCGTCCTGGCGCTGCCCGTCCTCGTCCAGGTAGTAGACCGAGTCGTCGCAGCAGACCATCCGCGTCCAGGAACGCGTCTCGGGGATGACCTCATAGAACACCTTCAGGTGCACCATCAGGCCGGAGCCGCCGCCCACGGTCTCCTCAACGTCCAGGTAGAGGAAGTTCCGCCCGGCCTGCGCGCCCGGGATGGTGGCCGGGCCGAAGGTGTACGTCGTCCCGTTGTGCGTGGCCGTGGGCGGCAGGGTCTGCCAGGCACCGTTGTTCAGCCGGAACGCGCGGCCGATCTGATCGGCGTTGAAAACGGTGGCCTGGAGCTGGATGGTCGCCGGGTCGGCGTTGTCCGGCAGGTCGAAGAACGCGCGCGGGAACCAATGAACGTTGAGGAGCGACGGCCCCTCATTCGGCTTCGCCGGGCTGGACTGCGCGGAGGCTCCGTTCGGGTGCGGCGAGACCCACCAGGCCGGGCGGGCGGTGTCGGAGTCGGTGACGGACCAGGCGCCCGAGTACTGGAACTCGTACATGTCGTACCAGGGCGGATTGGCCGCCGTCAGGTCCGTGGTCCACTTCCATACCGGGTCCACTGAGTTGTCGTTCAGGTGGGCCTCGTTGGAGATGAACTCCACTTCTTGGGTGGGGTCCTGCTGGATGCAGACCTGGACCGGCTGGCAGCAGGACTCCGGCTCGGGCGGCGCGGGCGGCTCGCACACCCCGGCGTTCCCGGCCACGGTGTAGGGCGTGGTGCCGTCGAGGAGGGTGTCCGTGACGGTGGGGGTGCCGTCGCAGGACCGGCAGATGTGCCGCAGGAACGGGCCGCTGGGGACCACCGACACAGCGCCGGCCCAGTAGGTGAAGAACTGCCCGCACGCCGCCACGCGGCTACCGGGTGCCGGTGCGGTGGTGAACGAGGTGACCGCGCTGGCGGTCCGGAACCGGGCGCTACTCGCTACCTGCGGGTTCGTCACGTACGAGCACGGGTCGGGCGGCACGCCGTCCGCGGTGCGGGTCAGAGCTCCGGTGGTCTCGTTGTAGGAGTAGCCGTCTGGCAGGTGGACGACCTCCAGGCCGGCAGGGAGCTGAGCCCAACTGATCGACGGGTTGGCCGGGTAGTAGCGGACGTACACCGAGAACTCGACGGTCGAGGGCCGGGAGAAGGTCCACTTCGTCGGCGCGGTGACGGAGTGGGGGAAGGAGTGGAGTCCCCACCAGGAGCCGTCCGCGTTGCTGAGGTTGGCCGCCATCGCCGTGGTGTTCGTGGCGCCGGTGGACGTCCAGCCGACGCCGTTGGACAGGGTGCCGGATGCGGCGGTCCCGGTGATCGTGACCGGCGCGGCCGTGGGCATGTCGCACAGCACCAGCGTCTCGCAGTCGCGGCAGCCCGGGCACACGCCCACGGTGGCCCCGGCCGGGACGGTCACCGGGTTGCCGGTGGCCGGGTCCACCAGGCGCGAGCCGACCACCGTGCCAGCCGAGTCGTACAGCACCTCTCGCCGTACCTGCTGGAGGACCGCCCCGGTGGCGCTCAGCACGCACAGGGGGAAGGTCTCGACGTCGACCGGCACGTCCGGTGCGCACTGCTGCACGGTGCCGGTCGGCGTGTAGGCGGTGCCGTCGAGGGCGTAGTCGCTGTGGGCGACGATGGCGCCGGTCTCGTCCCTGCGGTAGTCCCGCACCAGGGGCACGCTGGTGCCGTCCGCCTGGACGTCACACAGGATCAGCGCGTCCTGCTCGGGCTGCTCGACTCCGGCCGGGCAGGTGGTGACGGTGCCGGTCGGGGTGTAGGTGGTGCCGGTGACGGCGTCGACCAGGCGCACGGAGGCGATCGCCCCGGTGTCGTCGTAGTGGTACTCGACCAGCACCAGCCCGACGACGTCCCCGGCCGTGTCGATGTCGCAGAACGTACCGGCGAGGCTGATGGACCGGGATTCTCCGCACGCCACTGTCCCGGTCGGGACGGCGCCAGCCGTCCACGCCCCTGTGACGAGGTTCAGCCACCCCTCGGAGGTGACCGTGCCGGTGCAGTCCCGGACGATCGTCGCGGCGATCGGTGTGCCGTCCGCGAGGCACAGGCCGACGCTCGTCGTCGGGGTGGTCGGTGAGGCGCAGTCGTTGACCGGCAGGCAGACACCGACGGTGCCGGTCGGTGTGTAGGCCGTGGTGCCGTCGAGGAGCGTGTCCGCCGTGGTGGTGCCGGTGTCGTCGGTGGTGAACGTGCGCAGGAACGGGGTGGAGGTGCCGTCGGCCTGGACGTCGCACAGGAGTTGCGTCGTCCGGTCCGCGGCGGCCGGGCACGGCACGATGGCCGGCGCGGTCAGCATGGCGCCGGTGGCGAGGTCGAGGTAGGTGACGGCCGGGTCGCCGCAGGCGGCGCACTTGAGGACGGCCGCCGTGCCGGTGCCGCCCGCTCCGTCGTCGTAGCAGACGGTGCCCAGGACGACCGGCGTGTCCGGCGTCTCGGCTGGGCATGGGGCGGGCGAGGTCGGCGTGTAGGGGGTCGTGAAGTCCCCGGCGAGGTAGGTGCCGACCAGTTGGGGCGCGCCGCCGTCGCAGGGGTCCAGGGCCCACACCTCGACGTACTCGGTGTCGCCGATGCCGTCGCCGGTGGTGTCGTCGCAGTGGGTGACCTGGGTGATCTGCCGGGCGCAGTCGTCGGCCGGCGGCGAGCACAGGCCGAGCGTGCCGGTGGGGGTGTAGGTCGCCCCGGTGGTGGGGTTGACGATGCGCGTGCTAAGCCGGGCGCCGGTGTTCGCGTCGTAGATGGACTCCACCTGCGCGAGCCCGGCGATCGTGCCGTCCGGGAGCACGTCACACAGGAGCAGCGGCTCCACGTCCACGCGGGCGGTCGCTGCCGCAGCCTGGCTGACGATGACGGGCCCCTGCCCGCAGCATCCACTCACAGTTGCACTCCGGTGGTGAAGGTGACGGTCACGGTGCCGGTGTCCGCGGCGATGACGAGCGGTCCGGTGAGGCGGGCGTCTTCGTCCCGCGCGATGCTCCAGGTGGCGGCCTCGCCCTGGTGGAGGGTTGAGGGGCCGTCAGCGGTGGTGATGGTGCCGGTGCCGCCGTGGGCGACGGCGGTGACGGACTGGAGGGTTGGCCAGGCGGCGGCGCTCCAGGTGGCGGCGCCGGTGAGTTCCACGCGGTGGGCCTGCGCGCCGAACGTCGGCCCCGCGCCCTCCTCGTCGCCCAGGGTCGTGCAGTCCACCGGTGAGACTGGCGTGTACGGGCCGGTGAGGCCGTCGGTGTAGGTGCCGAGGCTGGTGACGGTCCCGGCGCAGTCGACGGCGAGCAGCTCCACATAGCCGACGTCGGGCAGGCCGTCCGCGTCGGTGTCGTCGCAGCGGCACGCCTCGATGACGGTCTGCGCCGGGCACGGCTGCTCGGGGCAGCAGGAGCCGCCTCCGGCTGCCGTGCACTGGGCCGCCTGCCCGGTGGCCGTGTACGGCTGTCCGTCGAGGGTGGTGTCCGTGACCGTGAGGACGGTGCCCGTCTCGCAGTCGACGGTGACCGTGCGGAGGAACTGCGGGTCGCAACCTGTCTGGTCGTAGACCGTCGTCGCGGTGAAGGCGGACAGCTCCCATCCGGTGCGGCGCGGGCTCGGCGCGCACTGGCCGGGGTTGTCGTCGTAGGCGTCCAGGGCGAGCGCGGCGGTGATGTTCCCCGCCGCGAGGTCGGCGGCCGGGACGTCCGCCTCAACGGTGAGCGTCCCGAACCAGCCTGCCGGGGTGTTGACCGGCAGCAGGGTCAGGGCGGTCTGTGTCGTCCCGTTGAACAGGCGCAGGTGCCCGGTCTGGGCGCATCCGTTGTCCGGGCCCTGCTGGAGGGCGTTGACGGAGACGGTGACGTGCGCGGTGCCGGTGTCGCAAGCCGGACGCTGCGCCTGGATCGTGGCGGCGAGGCTGTTGACCCTGCCGGGGGTGCCCGGCTGCGGGCTCGTACCGGCCGGCAGGTCCAGCGTGCCGCCATCCCACAGGGCTTGGGCGCCGGTGACCGGGGCGCCGGTCCCGTACGGGTAGTAGGGCGTCGGGTTGGTGTCGGTGACGGTCGGGGCCGGGTCCCCGTCGGTGGGCAGGTCGCACAGCAGGAGCGTGCTGGCGTTGCGGCACGGCTCCGCCTCCGGGGAGCAGACGCCGACCGTGCCGGTCGGGGTGTACGGCGTGCCGTCGAGGCCGTAGTCCGTGTGTCCGGTGATCTGGCCGGTGGTGGCGTCGCGCCGGTAGTCCCGCAGGAACGGGGCCGCCGTGCCGTCCGCCTGGACGTCGCACAGGACGGTGAGGTCCAGGTCCGCGGTCGGCGTGCCGGTGCCGCCCGGGCAGATGTTCAGCTGCCCCTGGAGCGTGTAGGTGGTGCCGGTGGCGGGGTCGACCAGGCGCACGGAGGCGAGGGAGCCGTCCGGGTTGTACTCGTACTCGACGAGGACGGGGGCGAGGACGTCGCCGCTGCCGGGGTCGATGTCGCAGAGCAGACCGGCGAGTTCGAACGCCCGGCTGTCGCCGCACGCTTGCGCGCCGGCCGGTGGCGCGCCCGTGCTGAAAGTGCCGGTTGTGAGGTTGAGCCATCCGTCCTGAGTGACGGTGTCGGTCGCGCAGTCCCGTGTGACGACGACGGCGATCGGTGTGCCGTCCGCAAGGCACAGGCCGAGCGCTGCGGCCGGGGTGGTCTGCTCGGCGCACGGAGTGGCACCGCTACCGGCGTCGCCCGCGCAGGCCCCGACGGTGCCGGTGACGACGTGCGGGGTCTGTCCGTCGAGAGCGACGTCCAGGTACGACGCCGTTCCGTTCACGAACTGGTACCGCCGCAGGAAGGCTCCAGAGCCGTCGCACAGCATCACCGTCTCGGACTCGGGGCAGCCGTACGTGCAGTCAACGGGGGCGGTGGGCGTGTACGGCTGGGAGGGGTCGTCCTGGTAGGTCAGGACGAGTTCGGCGGAGCCGTCGGCGCGGATGCACCACAACTCGCTGTAGGTGGCGTCCGCCTCGCCGTCGCCGTCGGTGTCGTCGCACAGCTGCCGGCAGACGGTGTCCACACAGCCCGGCTCGCACGGGCCCGCGTCGGCCGGCGCAGCGCCCGGGGTGAACACGCCCGTGAGCGGGTCGAGCCAGCCGACGACTACGGGGTCCGGTGCCGGGGTGTCGCAGTCCGCGCAGTCGGAGCGGACGACGAGGAGGACGGTCGTACCGTCGGCACGGCATAGGGGGCTCGTGGAAATGGACGGCGAGCAGGAGCAGCCCTGTGCGCACGGTCCGGCGTCGGCCGGGGCGGGACCGGCGGTGAACACGCCCGTGAGCGGGTCGAGCCAGCCGACGACGGTCGGGGCCGCGGCGGTGGCGCCGCAGTCGACGCAGCCGGACCGGACGACCAGGAGCACGGTCGTACCGTCGGCGCGGCAGAGCGGGGCAGAGGCGATGGATGGGGAACAGCAGGTAGTGACCTCGACGGGCGTGCCGGTGCCGCCGTCGTCACAGGGGATCGGCTCGACTGCCACCTCAGTCCTCCCGGTGTGCCTGGCGGCGGTGGGTGTCCCGGCCGCGCTCGGTCTCGAAGTCGCGGGGGCACAGGGGGCAGCCGTACATGGTGCGCAGCGCCTCGCCGTCGCCCTGGCCTTCCTCGTCGGCGGGGGCGTCTTCCAGCGGGGCGAAGTCGGGGCCGCTGCTGTCCCCTCCGGCGGCAGCGGTGAACCCCACCTCCGTCGCCACGCCCAGCACCTCGGACCCCGGGGGCGGGGTGCCGTTGGCCTCGTCCTCGATGGGGGACACGTACCGGTGGCCGTCGACCATGGCGCCGATCAGGATCTCCTCGGGTGCGTCGACGAACAGGCGCGCGTCGACGGCGAACGTCGAGACGCCCACCGTGCGCACCTTCGGGGTCTGCTGAACGCCCCAGCGGGCGAACGGGGTCCGCTGCTCGGGGGCAGGCTCGATGTAGATCAGGTCAGGGCTCACGGGCACAGCTCCACCAGTGCGGCGCAGGTGACACAGGTAGTGGCCACGACAAACGACCTCTCGACGAGAACGCGGCGGTCGTTGGTCCTCGTGTTCACCGACGCGTTCCGGTCGGGGATCGTCGAGGCGGGGCCGCGGCGGATGACGAGGGGGCCGGTGGCGTACAGCCATGCCGTGCCCGGGTCGGCTGGGATGTTGCCGGGGCCGGTGTTCATGGCGGAGTACCCGGCCCCGATCACCACACAGTTCCCGGCGAGGGTGCGCAGGGTGCCGGTTGCCGGGTCCTCGTGGACGAGGTTGCAGCACCCGAGGAGCGCGGCCGCGCCTGCGGGGACGTGGATCGTGCCGACGCCCCCGTACTGCTCGGCGAGGCAGCCTTCCAGCGCGGCGAGGCCGGCCGCGATGTTCACCGCGCCGGCCGGGGTGACGGGCTGTCCTTCGGTAGCGAGGCGGTCGCGCCAGAACGCGGCCTCTACCGCCTGCTGCTCCCCGAGGTCGAGGGCGGCCTCCGCGTGCGCGCGGGCCTCCTCGTACGTCCACCCCATCGTGGAGCACTCGGCCCCGGCATAGACGTTGATGGGTTCGGCGTGCTCGAGACTCGGCCGGCAGAACTCCTTCTGTACGGGCGCGCCCGGGGACTCCTCGCCGGGGCTGTCGTCGTTGATGCACGGGTCTACCCAGTCGCCGACCGGGCAGCAGCCGAGGGCGAGCCACTCGACGCCCAGCAACTCGTGGACGTCGGCGACGTCGCGGACGTCGGCGCAGCCGCCGAGGATGCCGTGAGGCAAGGGCGTCCCGGGGATGGCCTCGACGTACTTACGCATGCCCTGCGCCATTCACGGCACCTCCATTCTGGTGATCAGGTGCCGGGGCCCGGTGTCAGGTCACAGGGCCCCGGCACGTGCGGGGGAGGTGGGTCAGGCCGCAGGGCAGGTCATCGGGGCCTGAGCGCCGGTCGCGCCGTCGGGGCAGACCGGGACGGTGACCGCGCGGGTGTCGACGGAGCGGTCCACGAGGGCGACGCATTCTTCGCTAAAGAGCGCGGTGTAGTCGTTGGTCACGAACTTGTTGCTGTCGTGGATCACGCCGAGGTTGACCTCCTCGCCGCGGCCGATCTGGAGCTGTCCGCTCGGGTAGATGAGGAACTGGACGCTGTCGGGCCACGCGGTCGCCGGGGTGGCGCCGCCGATGTCGGCCGGGACGGCGGGCAGGAGGTTCCGCGCCCACTGGATGCGGACGCCCAGCGGCGAGAACACGTCCTGTACGTCCTGCGTGGACACCTCGCTGATGCAGCACCCGTTGCGGCGCGCGAGGTCCGACAGGAAAAGGTTCTTGCTCCACCACGGGAACACGACCTCCAGCGCCGTTCCCTCACACAGGGAGTGACGTTCGATCATGTCCGCGGCCTGGAGGGCGACGGCCGCGAACACGGCCGAGACTGCGCCGAACGTGGCGGTGAGGGTGACGGGGGTCGCGAGGGCGAGGGCCTGCGTGAAGAGTTCGGAGCGGATCCGGATCTCGTGCGCGACCATGGCGTTGCGCAGGTACCAGGCCGTCAGCTCCGGGAAGTGACGCTGAGTCAGGATCCCGGACTCCAGGCAGACACCGACGGCGTCACAGCGGACCTCGGTCGGCAGGGGGCAAGGGATCTTGAAGCACGGCTTCGTGGCGCCGCTGATGTCGTCGGCCTCGGTGTGGACCCACGTCATCGCGCCGACGTCCAGGCTCGGCGTCTTGTAGTAACGCAGGCCACCGCGCGCGAGCTGGATCTCCGGCGCGTCCCACAGGAGATCCGGGCAGGCGACGTCCGTGAGCTCGTAGACGGTCTCGGACGGGGCGCACCAGCCGCCGGAGGCGACGAGGTCCCCCTGTGGGAGCCTGCGCTGGTTCGCGGCCGTGATGGCGACCGTCGTGCCCTCGGGGGCCGACGAGGAGTCGGTGACGACGAGGTCCTTCGTGAACGGGTGCTCGTAGCTGATCACGAGCCCCACGCCGCCCCCGGCGGTCTTCAGGCTGTTCGCGCGGGAGGTGATGCCCGCGGTGATCTCCTCGAACGAGATCTCTGCACCCGGGGTGTAGCCGGGGACGTCGACAGCCGCGGTGATGCGCGTCTTCGGAGCGGGCTCGTCGGGGAGGATGCGCGGCTGACGGCGGCGGACGTTCGCCATGTTCAGCGCCGGCCGGGTGGCGATCGCCGCGGCGGTCGCGGTGGCGGGCGCGGGCGGC